CCTTTTACTACGATTGGAATGCTCATGTTTATCCTTCCTTGATGGGTGTAATTTTACCGCTTTCTGCAAGAATTACAAGACGGCCGTCAGGAAGCACCATCGGCGTTTCGCTTGGGTCTTGCCACGATCCAACCATCCAACCCTTCTCGGATGAATAGCCAGGATTTGAATGGATCGAGTCCGTGTCCAGGTTGTGGCAGCCGTGATGCACATGGATCAAGTTGCTAACCGAATCTTTGCCGCCCCTGGACTTCAATTTGCGGTGGTGCAGGGCCATAGACTCAGAAGCGGGTCGGCCACACTTTTCGCAGTAGCCGCCCGCTCTCTGAATAACAAGTTCAACAATCGCTTGTTTAATCATCATCCTCTTCGTCTTCGTAGATTTCGTGATCAGGAATGCCTGGCACGACTGGCTCAGACCAGGTTGGATGAATGATGCTCATGTTTCTCCTAATACCAATTGTGCTTTGACCACCACTTCCAAGCGGAGCATGGCGATCCGTAGCGAGATTTGATGTAAACAAGACCGCGCTGGATTTGCTCAGGGGCTGGGGTTGCTGGCGACATCCCCAAGATCTGCGGGATTCCTCCTGCATGAACCTTGATCCATTTGCCATCTTTCTTTATCCGAACTGGCGTTCGGTTTTGCGCTTCCAATCTCCAGCCGCTTTCTTTTCCCCAAAGCGATGCCAGGCATTGCCATTGGGCTGAATGAGTCCATCCAAAGTAACGCACTTGTTGCTGGGCGTGTTTCTTTGCCCAGGCATTATCAAAGCGATCCATCTTGGGACTTTGTGCGGATGCAGGAGAAGCAATAGCGAATCCAACCGCCAAGGCGGCTGCTAGAAGGACTCGCTTTGGAGTCTTTATAGGTTACTCGTTCCGCCCCTTTCGACAGGCTTCGCAGAGTTGTTCTCCATAGTGCCACGCTCCATAAGCGCAGCGACTGATCATGTTGTCCATTTTCAGTTCCTTTCGGTTCGGGAATGGAGGGCAGGTTTATTTTACCCCGACTAGGGGATTGAACTGGTTATTTCGCCACTTGACACACGCTTCTTGATAGGCCGTTTGCGATCCGTATGGGTATCTGAACTCCTTGCGGTGGGCCTTGCCGTTTGGCTCAGTAAGCGTGATCACGCGCTCCAACACGCACACGCCGTGATCCACGAAGGATTGGTAGCACTTGACGGCCTCCAAGGCGTTGTCATAGGTCTGAGTCCAAACCTTCTCCATCACAGTTCCCGAATCCTGAACCATGACCACCAAGAACTTAAGTCGAGAGGCGGTAAAGATTCGGTCAGTAACTTGATCCATGTGCATCACGGCTGCCACAACCTGGACACGGACTCGATCCACGCAAACCCTGGCTATTCCTCCGAGAAAGGTTGGATGGTTGGATCGTGGCAAGACCCAAGCGAAACGCCGATGATGCTTCCTGACGGCCGTCTTGTAATTCTTGCAGAAAGCGGTAAAATTACACCCATAAAGGAAGGATAAACATGAGCATTCCAATCGTAGTAAAAGGCAATCTAGGCAACGATCCTGAGTTGAAGTTTGTGAAAACAAGCCGAGGCGATACAGGACTGGTTTCATTCTCATTGGCCTACAAGCCCCGCGAGCGCAAAGGCGATCAATGGGTCGAAGGCGAGACAATGTGGTTCAGAGTTGTAATGTGGGGCGAGCAAGGTGAAACTTTGGTTGATTCACTTCGCAAAGGCGATCGTGTCTTGGTGCAGGGAACATTCAAACAGACTTCGTTCGATGGCCGCGATGGCGAAAAGAAAACGGCGCTGGAAATCAATGCCAGCGAAGTAGGATTAATTCCAAAGGCTGCCCCACGCCAATCTGCGCCAAAGGCAGATGATGTGCCGTGGTAGAACCAGGCCTCTTATCTGCTCAACAGACTGCGGACAAGTTGGGGATAACTCTTAACAATTTACGACAACTTCAACACCGCAAGTTGCTTCTGTGGATAAAGAAAGTAGGGCGCAATGTCTATTATTCTGAACCTGATGTCCTTGCGTTATTCGAGAAAAGATTACGACAAAGGGTCTAGGATTGATGCCATGATCGTTATCGATGGCGAAGTATCTGTTGCGGAGATTGATGAGGCGCTGCGCAACTTAAAAGAGATGCTTGTCGATCGTTATGGCAACCGTCTGACTCATCAAAAGAACGAATTGCTTCTCAGCAGCGTTGATGATTTACTGGATGAAAGATTACGGTTGATGAAAGAAGGCAAAGATGGAAGTGACCAGCAGGTTAATCAGCGATCTAACGCTTGATCCTAAGAACGCTCGCAAGCATTCTCAGAAAAACCTGGATGCGATCAGCGCAAGCCTGAAACAATTCGGGCAACGCAAGCCGATCGTAATCACTCATAAGGGACTCATCCTTGCTGGAAACGGAACACTTGAGGCCGCAAAGTCTCTCGGTTGGGATCGCGTTGATGTTGCCGTTGCACCCGCTGATTGGGATGAGAACACCGCCAAGGCTTATGCGCTTGCGGATAATCGCACCGCAGAATTGGCCGAGTGGGACAAACTTGTATTGGCTGAAACCCTGCTTGAGTTGGTTGACGCGGAATTTAACATTGAGGAACTTGGATTCGAAATGCCTGAATCCGAGATTGAAGAGGAAGTGGATGAAGTTCCTTCTTTGGAGGAAGTAGAACACCGCACGAAACTTGGACAACTTTGGAAGTTGGGCGATCACTTGCTTTATTGCGGTGATGCAATTGAAGAGGCAACCTTTACCCGTTTGATGGGCGAGGAGAAAGCCCACATCATTTGGACTGACCCGCCTTGGAATGTGAACTACGGCGCGGTTGATGAAGGCAACCAGCAGGGCTATAAAGTCCGCACGATCATGAACGACCACATGGGTGAAGGGGAATGGGATGAATTCGTTGGCGCGTTCTGCAAGACGATGTTTGATTACTCGCTTGATGGCGCACCGATCTACCTGGTGATGAGCGCTCAAGAATGGCCAGTCATTGATCGCAATCTGCGTGAGGTTGGCTTCCATTGGAGCAGCACAGTTATTTGGGCCAAGGATCGTTTGGTTCTTTCCCGCAAGGATTATCACACTCAATATGAGCCGATTTGGTATGGCTGGAACGCAGATGCCCCACGCTTGGTAGGCGTAGAGGATAGAAAGCAATCCGACCTTTGGGAGATTGAACGCCCAAGCCGCAGCGAACTCCATCCAACGATGAAGCCGATCGAATTGGTGCAGCGCTCGCTATTGAACTCCAGCAAGCCTGGAAGCATCGTTCTTGATCCGTTCGGGGGTTCAGGATCGACACTTATCGCCGCAGAACAGACAAACCGCAAATGCCGAATGGTTGAACTTGACCCACAGTATTGCGATGTGATCCTGGAACGCTGGGAGAAGTTCACAGGCAAGACGGCAGAACTTGTAACTGAATGATGGGGACTTTGAAGGGGCGGGAACTTAACCTTTCTGCCCGCCCCTCCAAAGTTGAGTCGGAGCGTATCAAGGAGGCGAAATGAGTGAGCAGGAACTTCGGGCAAAGATAGCCGCAGAGATTCAGGGGCTGGAACTTCATGATGAGGGGAAAGCGTGTACCTGGTTCAGCGATCAACCATGCACTTGTAATCTGAGAATGATCTTGAAAGTGATTCGAGGCGATGTATGAGCGAGGGCTTCTATAAAGGAACGGTCTACAAGTCATCAGAGGATGACACCTGGACAACCCCCAAAGACTTCTACGCTGCCTTGGATAAAGAGTTCAACTTTGGCCTGGATGCGGCTGCGATGGCTTCCTCTGCCCTTTGTAATCTATGGTACGGCCCTGATCATCACAATCCTTCGATGCAGGATGCCTTTCTGCGATCTTGGCAGTTTGATGCCCAAGGGGAGAACATCTTTCTCAATCCGCCCTATGGCCGCCAAATAAAAGATTGGATGCGCAAGGCCGATCAAGAAGCCCAAAGAGGCCCAGGGGCGATCGTATGCCTTGTCCCATCCCGAACCGATACCAACTGGTGGCACGACTCTGTATCCATCACGAGGTTCGCTTTATCAAGGGCAGACTTCGCTTTGGGGATCAACCCAACGCAGCCCCTTTCCCATCCGCAGTAGTTGTAATGCGCCGTATTGACCTGTAATCTTTCCAACCATGGCCAATCAAAATAAGCAACCTGACCCCGAGGTTATCGATCGGGAAATCAAAGTCCTCGAACTTCGCAGGGTAGGGCTTACCTGGGCCAACATCGCCGATCAAGTGGGCTATGCCGATCCCACAGGGGCATACGCTGCCTACAAACGGGCCGTGAAGCGGGTATTGAAAGAACCCGTTCAAGAGGTGCTGGATCAAGAACTGGATCGCTTAGACCGCCTTCAGGTGGCCGTGTGGGGCAGGGCTATGAAGGGCGATGATCGTGCCATCAACACGATCCTGCGGCTGATGGAAAGAAGGGCTAAATTACTGGGTCTAGATGCAGCCCAAAAGGTGCAAGCGGAGGTGACTACTTTTGACGGACACAGAGATATTGACGGAGAAATTGAAAGAATCGTTGAAATCATCAGAAACGCTAATCATGGCCAGCCGATGGCGCTGGAAGGTGGAACAAGCGAGAGCGGAACAATTACCACCGAAGGGGACTTGGTCGATTTGGCTTTACATGGCGGGCCGTGGAGCGGGCAAGACGAGAACGGCAGCGGAGTGGATAGCCTGGGAAGCGATCCGTCAGCCGAACACACGCTGGGCGATAGTCGCACCGACATTCTCTGACGCAAGAGATACCTGCGCCGAGGGAGAGTCAGGAGTTCTTTCTGTCTTGCGCCGATATTCAATGCTGAAACATTACAACCGATCCATTGGCGAAATCGTTCTGACCAACGGATCAAGAATGAAACTGTTCTCGGCTGATGAACCTGAACGCTTTCGCGGGCCGCAGCACCATGGGGCTTGGTGTGATGAGTTAGCCGCTTATCGCTACGCCGATGCCTGGGATCAGTTGCAGTTTGGCTTGCGCTTGGGAGAGCAACCCCGCATCATTGTTACAACCACGCCAAAGCCTGTGCAATTGATTCGGGACTTGGTAAACCGCAAGGATGATTCCGTTGTGATCACACGCGGATCGACATTTGATAACGCGGCCAACCTTGCACCCGCAGCGCTCGCTCAGTTCCAGGCCCGATACAACGGAACACGCCTGGGCCGTCAGGAACTTTATGGTGAGATTCTTGAGGATGTTGAAGGCGCACTATGGACACGCGGTTTGATTGAACGCTCGCGCTTGGCCGTAGCCCCGCCAATGAGCAGGATCGTGGTATCGGTTGACCCAGCCGTGACAAACACTTCTGAATCGGATGAGACTGGCATTGGTGTCTGCGGATCGGATTCAGGCGGCAACGGTTATGTGATCGCTGACTATTCCTTCCGAGGTTCGCCTTTGGAATGGGCAAAGAAAGCCGTGGATGCCTTTGATGCGCACAAAGCCGATGCGATCCTGGTGGAAGTTAACCAGGGCGGCGACATGGTAAGCGCCGTGTTGAAGCAGGTTCGAACAACGCTACCGATCCGTGAGATTCGCGCCCATATTGGAAAGCGCCTACGCGCCGAACCAGTTGCTGCGATGTATGAGCAGGGCCGTATTCACCATGTGGGGGCTTATCCGCAACTGGAGGATCAGATGACGGTGTGGACACCCGATGATCCAAAGTCACCTGACCGAATCGATGCGATGGTTCAGGGCTTCTCTGACCTTCTTGGCAAGGTAACGGTAAGCAACTATTTCAATGCCATCTCTAACACTTGTCCAAAGTGTGGATTGCCAATGCCGAAGTCATTCACGCATTGCTCAAGTTGTAAAACCGCTATGATTACGCCAACCGAGATTGCGCAAGGGGCATAAATGGCAGTCGTCTATAACACAACGATAAACCAGGGTGCTGACTGGTTCTTTAACATCACCTATGCCGATCCAAACGGCGATCCAATCGACATCACGGGTTATACCGCCGCTTGCCAATTGCGATCCCAGCCAAGTTCTCCCAACGCCGTCTTAACCCTGACAACAGGCGATGGAATCACGATCGTTGGCGCAGCAGGGGAAGTAAACCTTCATGCAACCGCCGAACAGACTGGCGCAATCGATGAAGGAACTTATTTCTACGATGTGGAAATCACGGCCCCAGTTTATGGAACAGTCACTAGACTGGTTCAAGGACAAATCGTTGTATCTGCGGAGGTAACAAGAGTATGAGCCAAGATAACATCACCGTTTCACCCGTTATCCCACAGATCACAGTTGCAGCACCTGGCCCGCAAGGCCCTCCAGGGACATTTGATCCTGGTGCGATTTTCTATGTATACACGCAAAACACTCCAGCCTCGGTTTGGACAATCAATCACAACCTGGGTGGCAACCCAACCGCAGTAGTTCTTGATTCTGCGGGAACGCAATGCGAAGGCACTTTCAGTTATCCTTCTCTCAACACCATGATCATTACTTTCACAGGCTCGTTTAGCGGCGTAGCCTATGTGATTTAAGGAGTAGAAATGTCACGCAAGTTTCTCGTAGGTATCGACCTAAACAAGAACGAACTTTCCAACGCGGTTATTCAAAACCTCGCAACCGCACCAGCATCACCGATCCCTGGACAGATTTACTACAACACAAGCGACAATGCGTTGTATTTCTATGACAACAACTCATGGGTGAATGTTCTTAACGAATCAGAAGTTATCTATGGAACACTTTCTGCTCGACCTGCTGCTGGTGTCGCTGGTCGCTTGTATTACGCAACCGACAACTACCTCATGTATTTTGATGATGGTTCAACTTGGACACAGATTAACAACTTTGGTTCTGTAACCGCACAAACAACCTATGGTGCATCAAGCGGCAACGGAACATCTACAAACTTTGCCCGCACAGATCACACTCACGGCACACCTTCGCTTTCCAACACATCCCCACAGTCTGTTGCGATCGCTGGAAGCAACTCTGCTGGATCAGGAACTGCTCCATCACGCGATGACCACACTCACGCTGGCCCAGGATTTGGAACAGTAACAACACAGACAACATTTGGTTCAT